ACGGTAACAGTACAGTAAGCAGTGTTACAGTTAGCAGCACCGGTGGCTTAAAGCTAGCGTAATTGCTTGTATAACAAGATCAAGGCGGTTATATTCCGCCTTTTTCTTTGCCGGTAAATAGTTACATGGATCGTGAACTATTTTTCTATACAGGCTACACTCTAGTAGATATTACTTCTACTGGTGTTACTCGTTATAGAGCCGATCAAGAACATCAACGTAATCAACAGAGAAACTGGGAAACAGTTTTGCAAACACTAGGTCTGAGAACACAACCTTTGCTGATTAAAGGACCAGTTGTCACTGAAAGTAACCTAGCCGACGGCTGGGACTTTGGAGAATATTTTCAAGGACGACATAAAATTTGGGTTTGGACTTTTGCAGTTGAACACGCTGATATATTCTTGAACGATAACGATCCGTTAGGCGGATTGAGCAAGGACTTTGAACAGGTCCCTTTTGTTCAAGGTCTAGATGAAACTGCTAGATTTATGTTGCCAATTTTTTATCCATATTGCACTATTAAAAACATATATTTTAAAAATCTAGCAATTGACTTAAATAACATTTGATGCTACGGCACCACTCAGGCTCAACTTTGGCAATATTTAGGCATTTTGAAATAGCATTCCGATTACTAACAATAAGGAGCGAGAAGCAATGGCTTCTGTAGATATTGAAAAAAAGAGTCTTGAGGCACACGTAGAAATTTGCGCCGTGAGATATTCTAACTTAGAAACAAAATTAGAAAACCTAGAATCTCGAATGGACAAGCTCGAGAACTATCTAGTAGAAATTAAAAATGCAATAGCTACCAAGCCTGCAGAACCACCTGCACGTGACGACAGCGGACCATACAAAACTATTATTGCCATTGGTACTACTATTTTTGGTGCGCTAGTTGGGGCTATTATAACTCTCATTATCCACTTAAGATGAAAATTGTAGAACTTCTAAATAACATTCGAATCCCAATTACCAACGAAGAATCGGACGTATTGGGAAAGTTCTACGAATCAGATTTAGTTTTAAAAGCAGACCTTGATCTTAGAGAACAAGTCGTAGCAAATCAACTAGTCAATAAAGATATTTTATTGCGTACAAAGAATCAAGATGGCAAAATCGCATTTAAAAAAAGGCGCTAACATCAACGTCGACATGATTAAGAATCTAGCAGACGTTGCTAGCAAATATGTCGTTACATGGACTAAGTCCGAAGCTGAAAGACTTTTCAGTAAAGAACTTGTTATAATTGAGACTGATCAGGGATACAGAGTAGGTAGATACCATATAAAAAACTTAGGAGCTTCCTGGGCTGTATACGACCAATGGGAAGCCTGTGTTGGGTATTTTACCTGTAAGCGTTCAGCAGTTACGTGGAGTTTGTTATTTCAAACTGGTAAACTAACTGCTAGCCGAACATTACTAAAAGAAGACAACCTAGTCAACAAACTGATACAAGATACAACATACTACAACTTTAGAAAACAACGTGCTATTAAACGAGGGGACTACTTTAAAGCAGATTTGTGCGAAGCTAGGCTCACCGGCATTACAGGTTTGTTATCTAGAGCCAAAGATGATTTAGAAAAAACTTTAAATTCGACTAAATATTTAAAAGGTATTTGGGAAAAACCACTATGAAATTAACCGAAATGGCAAACAAGCCTACTGCAAAACAAATGAATAAAGTAATGGAAAGCCGCTTTGGCTTTTCCGTTGACTACGAAAACCTATCTTTTAAGAAGGCTTTCAAGCTAGCAACAGCCATTACTGAGGCACTAGATAAAATTAAAACCAGTCACGGCGTACACGTAGCTGAGAAAAATCCACGATACATGGAAATGCTAATGATGCGCGAAAGCATTCACAGCTGGATGCGTGACAACAAGCAACAACTTATTACTGAAAGCGAAATGGCCAAGAGCGAAGCTATCCTGGCCGCTAAGGACATGGTAGATAGCATCCAAGACATGCTAGAAAAGATCGGTAAAATGCAAAACGAGCAACTACCGGCTCTATTAGATACTATTCGCGATCAGCTAGGCATTGAACAAGCTGATGGATTTAAAGGAGCAGTGTCTCCATTACTACAACAGTTGGCACAAACCCTACAGCAAGGACGCGAAACTGCCGATACAGCAGCACGTCAACTAGCTGGCGAACAAACTGGTGCTGCAGATATGAGCATAGCAGCTCCCAGTGGCGACGCTGGAATGGGCGGCGACCTTGGCCCAGACCTGGGTGCCCCAGAAGGTGAAGAACCTGGCATGGGTGCAGTTGATGCAGCAGCAGGTGGTACTGAAGAACTAGGCCGTGAACGTCGCAGTATGGGCGAAAGCAAAAAAGCCAAGCCAGATTTCTTAGACATGGACAAAGACGGCAATCGCAAAGAGCCAATGAAGAAAGCCGTTAAGGACGCAAAGGCCAAGAAATGAGATTACGAGAATTTGTAGTCGAATCTAGCGGGATCGGTGAAATCATTGAGGATGAAGCCGAGTCCCGTGGCGACGGTGTTTTAGTTACAGCACTAGAAGCATTGCGTAACCGCGCACACGGCCACACAGTCCCTAAAGTTAGAGTTGATGCATTGGTTAACTTAGTTAGAAAGCTACCCGGCGGAGAAATGTTTAACGCCGAAGCATTGGACCAAGCACGTAAGAGCAACGAAGCAGTCAAGAACCTTGTTAAAGATATTAAGGACGACGAAAACGGAGTTAAATACATTTATCTAGCAACGTTTAAAGATGATGACTTTGGTGACAACGAAGAAGGTCTGGGCGACGAAACAGGCGCCATGACTGCACCAGAGAAAACCGTAGCTAGCATGGCCACTAGAGCCTTAGGCAAACGAGACTAACATGCTTTAGTGTCCCAAAAGGACAATATGGCATATTCAAATCAAGTTATTGATCATTATGAGAACCCACGTAATGTGGGTTCTTTCGCGAAAGAAGATACCGACGTGGGTACAGGAATGGTAGGCGCTCCTGCTTGTGGCGATGTGATGAAGCTACAGATAAAAGTTAAAGACGGGGTAATTGTTGATGCTAAATTTAAGACTTATGGTTGCGGGTCTGCTATTGCGAGCAGTTCATTGGTTACTGAATGGGTTAAAGGAAAAAGTCTGTCTGAAGCAGCTTCAATCAAAAACAGTGAGATAGCCGAAGAGTTATCCTTACCTCCTGTAAAAATTCATTGTTCCATCCTAGCCGAAGACGCTATCAAAGCCGCAGTCGAAGATTATCGTAAGAAACATGATAACCTTAACTGATACTGCAAAAAATAAGATTTATAAACTTTTACAAAAACGTGGTGGTGCCGGAATTCGTGTTGGCGTTAGAACCACAGGATGCAGCGGATTGGCATATACACTAGAGTATATTAACGAATACAACTACGACGAGACTACTATTTGTTATCCCCAAACTGGGTTTGTGATAATTATTGATAAACGTCACGAAGTTTATTTGGCCGGGACTGTAATAGACTACGTTCGTAACGGACTTAATGAAGGATTTGAGTTCCGCAATCCTAACGAAAGAGATCAATGTGGATGCGGAGAAAGTTTTCGAGTATGATTTTAATTTACAGTGATAGTCAAATTTTAGACCTTGAGTGGTTACCAAAGATTAATTTCGGACAAGAGATAGCAGTTTGCCACAGTTTCGAAGAATATATAGCTGCACCAATTGAAAACAAAATTGCATTTACTACTCATAGGCTGCATTGCGACTATGATGTGAATTGTGCAGCTTATCAAGGATTCGAAGACAAAATAAATCAGTTAAGCAAACACAGTAAGCTAGTTTTTACATTTGAGAGCGAAATACACAATTTCCACTGGAACATCTGGAGCAAATGTTTTAACGACAATGTTTATTGGGTACTACCAGGAGAAGTTAACGACCGAGAAGATGTTAATAGTCATATTATCTATTGGGGAGACTGGTTTAAAGTTACTACATTGCTTTATAAGAGGTTGCCGCACAAACTAGCAGAAGTACAGCCATACATTACAAAACCCAAGTACTTTGACGCACTGTTAGGAAGTCCTAAGCCACATAGAGACTTTATTTTTAATGCAGTCACTGAACACAAACTGCATGACAAGATTATTATGACATACGGCGGTAAGTGGCACGAGTCAGAATTTTATGCAAAGGATTATTTTATTTGGGAACCTGGGACAGTCCCGGTAGGAAACATCATTGGCACCGCGGACTGGGTAGACTACTGCGGAGAACGTACTGGGCTCAGTAGAGTTATACCTATTCAAGTTTTCAATGAAACAGCATACAGTATCATAGCAGAAACTGACTTTGACAATACACTGAGTTTTTTTAGCGAAAAAACTGTTAAGCCGATAATTGCCCGCAGACTATTTGTGGCATTCACTGGATATAAGTTTTTGCATAATCTGCGTCACTTGGGATTTCAAACCTTTGGTGATGTGATCGACGAAAGTTACGATCTTGAAATTAACGACGAAAGGCGTTATGCAATGGCATTTGAGCAAGTTAAGCTCTTGTGCAACATGGACCAGCAGGAAGTCTACAATAAGATTCGCCATGTGCTAGAACACAATTATGCTCTAGCAATGGATCGAGATTGGACTCAACATGCCGCTGATAAAATTAACGCAGTAATTCAATCTCGCGCTTGACTAACTCAGCCCATTGCGTGTGTGCAGCAGACCCGGGGTGAAATCCATCGGGCATGAAATCGTTGAGATCTTTTGCTAACTCGTATAAACACTGCTTATTGTTG